TTCGGACTGACCGCCCTTCCAAAAGCGGTAATCCTTTTCTTATGCTTATGATAACAAAAGAAAGATATTCTGTCAAGAAAGGCGCATCTGAAAATGAAACGGATGTGCTTTTTTGATGCGGAAAACAGAAAGGAGTGGGAAAATGGCAAAAACGTATAATCGGCTGGAAATTGATGTGAACAAAAAGCCGACTGATATTATCACAGCGGTGCAGGCGGATAACAACAGCCGGTATCTTGATGTTTCGCTATTCAATAATGGCGTGCCATTGGATTTGACGGGGCATGAAGTGAAAATTTTTATGGCAAAGCCCGAAGAAAGCGGAGAGATTTGGAACGATGGCGTAATTACAAATGCCAAAGAGGGCAGATGCGAGTTTCTGATGACAACAGAGGCGTTGGCAAGGATGGGGCATTTGCAAGCACAGATTTCCGTTTGGAAGGACAACACAGAGATTTTGTCCACGCAGATATTTGAAATCAACGTGACAAAAACACTGTTAGGGAACAGCTCTATGGAATCCTCGAATGAATACGGCACACTGGTGCTGCTGTTCCAAAATTTGTATGAAGCATACGCCTTAATGACAGATATGGTTTCCTCTTTTGGCAAGAAAGGAGCAGTTGCGGATGCAAGGAACATTGCTACCTTCTGGCAGGGCGTGGAGTATCTGGCAAAATATATGGATACTGATTTGAAAGGGTTGCTTGAAAAAGCTATTGCTAATTCTTCTGTGCAGGGCGTGCTTGATTTGATTGGGAACACAGGAGATACAGGGAATAGTACGGTAATGGGGAAAGAAAATAAAATGTTAAACGCACTTTCCAACATGATACCTTTGTATAGAGCCGATGATTATTTAGAATACGAATACATTGACACTTTTATTATTTTAAACAATAGTGAAATCAGTTCGACAAAAAGTGTTCAAGAGACTTTGGGGATTTTTCAGCCCCCAGAGGGTTGCGTAAAGGTAGTTGTGACAGCAAATATCAAGGGCTACTATGGAAATGTTTATTTAGACGGTTTATATGGAATGTATAATGTTAGTGCATCAATATCTTCAAATAAAGACCTTACAAGGTATCAAGAATTTACAAAAGAAATTGAGTTTGCGGATACGCTCCCATCGTCTGTTAAGATAACACTTACTGGTGGCACTTCTGGGACAGCATATTGCAATAATGTAACAATTAAAGCATATAGGCTGAAAAGAGTTGTCACAACGGAGTTGCATCAAGCAAATACAATTAAAAATTATGGCAGTGTGGCTGATGGATACTATAAATTTAAACAGTGTCCTAGGCTAGATAGGGTTTTTATCAGTACAGGAGATAATGGGGAGACATTTGAAGTTGAGCATATTCCCTATGTACGCAATGTTACCGCCGGTAACGCTGGCAAGAATTTTAAGGTTTTTTATTAATGTATAAGGAAGGTGTTAGGGATGTATGCAGTTTTAAATGAAGCAAATATTTGTGTAGCAATGTCAAGTAGAAAAGATGTTTATGATAATTTTGTAGAAACAAATGTAGATAGACTTGGCAAGAAATACGAAAATGGGGAATGGATAGAAGTCCCAATCCCCGAACCGCCCCTATCCGAAACCGAACAGGCGATTTTAGACACAGCAATCAATGTAGACTATTTGGTCTGCATGAAGGAACTTGAAATTTGAAAGGAGTAGATATTTATGACATACGCAAGACTGAAAAAGCTGATTAGCAGAGGGGCATACAACAAAGAGGATATGATGAACAAATTAGACGTATTCCTCATGGCGAACCGCATCACGGAGGAGCAGTATCAAGAGTTGGTTGGTATGATGGAGTGATGTTATGATTACCATTCACGAAAAAACGGCAAAGACATTTGACACATTCGGGCTGGGGGCGTTGGTTCCCAGCCATTGTGTTGTGGAGGAAGAATTGAACGGGGCGTATGAACTGGAGCTGAAGCACCCATACGACGATGGTGGCAAGTGGAAACGCATTGAACGGGGGCGGATTCTCTACGCCTCCACGCCAAGAGGGATGCAGCCGTTCCGCATTTACTACGTCAAGCCGAGCATGAAGGAAATTTCGGTCAATGCACGGCATATTTTTTATGACTTACTGGACAACCAGTGCGAACCAATCAGCCACAGTGGCACGGCAGGAGCGGCTCTGGCAGCCATGCAGACGGCGTTTGCCTATCCCATGCCCTTTTCCTTTGATACGGATATTTCGCTGACAGGAACGCTCACAACGGGGCGCATGAATCCCGTACAGGTGCTACTGTCGGACGATGACGAAGTAACCTCCTTTGTCAAGGGCTACGGCGGCGAGCTGCTGCGGGATGGCTTTCGGGTGTCCGTCAAGGCGGCTCTGGGGCAGGACAGGGGCGTTGCGATTCGCTATGGAAAAAACCTTGTCGGGCTTGAGGTGACGGAGGATGAATCCGAAGTGAAAACACGCATTGTCTGTTACGGCAAAAACGGCAGTGTAACGCTCGAAAGCCCCCATCTGGGCGATTATATCTACCCGAAGATTTATACCCTAGAGGATGAAAATAAGACGCTCTCCGAGGTGCAGGCAGAGGCACAAAAGCTGCTGGACGAAGGCTGTGATATTCCGAGTATTAACATCAAGGTGGATTTTGTGGCACTGGAAAAGACGGTGGAATATCGGGAGTATGCCGTTCTGGAGGAAGTCTTTTTGGGGGATATGGTAACGGTTATCAATACCAAAATGGGCTTTCAGAAGCAAGCGAAGGTTATATCGTATGAATGGGATTGCCTTCTGGAGCAGTACAACGAGGTGGAGCTGGGGGATTTCATCCCCACGCTTGCGGCATCCGTTACCAGTGGTGTGAAAAGCGGTTCGCTTGCGTCCTCTGCATATATCAATGCGGCATCGGTTATGACACTGCTCCAACAGCACTTGAATGATTTTAACAATCCGCACCATGTCACAGCGGCACAGGTGCAGAGTTAAGGGGAGGGATGGCTTATGGAAAATATTGAAAAAATGGTGCAGGAGGCACTGGATAGTACCAAATCCGCACATAAGCGAATTGACCGCATGGAGAAACGACAGGACAATCTGGAAGAACTGACAAACGCGTTTTCGGTCCTGCAAAACGAGCAGGAGCATATCAAAACAGATGTCGGAGAAATCAAGGACGATGTGAAGCAGCTGGTCTCTAAGCCGGCAAAGCGTTGGGATGGACTGGTCGACAAGGCTATCGCTGTGGTTGTCGGTGCGGCAATCGGGTTCCTGCTGAATGGCGGCGGTTTATGATGAAAAAACGCAGACGGATTTGTTTTCCACCAAAGATAAACGATGATACCATGTCCAGCATTGTGATTTATTCGTTGGTATTCTGCGCAGGAATCACGATTGCGGGCATGGTATTAGGTGCTTTTGACCACGATGTAAGCGCCGTGGTTGATAGTACGCATCGTGTGTTCGGTACGGAATTAGGTATCTGCGGCTTGATGAAATTGTACGATAAAGGCGTAGAACGTGCAGAGCGGTGGGCGGAAGAACGTAGGCAAAGAAGAATGACTGCAAAGCAAGCGGAATGGGAGTACAAGGAGGAATTGAGAGAAAATGAAAATGAATGAAGCGGCAAAAATCACAGTTCAAAATTTGCTGACAGTGAAATCCATCGTAACGATTATGCTTACGGTGGTTTTTTCGTATCTGGCAGTGGTGGGGCGTATCAGCGGAGAACAGTTTTTGACGATTTTCTCTGTTGTGGTGGCGTTCTACTTCGGGACACAGTACCAGAAGGGGAAGGAAGGTGCAGAGGATGGGGAATGAAACAAAGGCTTGCAGGGACATCAGCGCACTGTCCCCTGTGGCACAGAGAGCTTGCAGGGCGTTCCTGCGTGAGTGCGAAAAGGAAGGACTGCCCGTTCTGATTACGGAAACATACCGTTCACAAGTGCGGCAGGATTACTTATATGCACAGGGCAGAACCAGAGCAGGGAAGGTTGTCACTTGGACACGAAACAGCCGCCATACAGGGCGGATGGCATGGGATATCTGTAAAAATGTGAAGGGGCAGGAATATGCCGATGCAGCGTTCTTTACTAAGTGCGGTGCGATTGCGAAGCGGCTTGGCATTACCTGGGGCGGTACTTGGGATACGCCGGACAAGCCGCATTTTGAGGTTACAAAGGACTGGAAAGGAAAGGGGGAGAGCGAAGTGGTAGAAAAATGCAAAATGATTATCAATGGCAAGGAGTATACGGTGGAACGGATTTTGAAGGATGGTACTAATTATATCAAGATCCGGGACGTGGCGGATGCCATCGGGTATGATGTTACCAGTAAGGGAAATGTGGCTGTGCTGACGAAGAAATGAGCTTTTTCGCGAGGTCACGAAAATGGTAGGGGGCGGTTATCCGTCCCCTTAATTTTTTTGTGTGAAAAATTGAGACTTTAAGAGACTTTCTTTGTGGGATGATGAACAGAGGAAGGAGCGATCAATATGATTAGTATTTATTGAAGAACCTGAAAATGGGTTATATCATAAATACTTAGCGGATTTAGCTTTGCAAATGAAAAATAGTATTAAGTCTCCTTATGCTAAACAACTTTTTGTGACTACGCATAGTCCATTTTTTGTAAATGCATTATCTCCGGACGAGGTATGGGTTTTGGAGAAAAAAGAGGATGGATTTTCGGTAATTACGAGAGCTTCAGAATATAATTTTGTAAAACAATTAAATGATGAAGGTATTGAACTTGGTGATTTGTGGTACAGTGATTATTTTGGATAATGATAATATAGAGAGGA